AGTTGTTCCAACATGCTTAGAATCTAAGTAATTACCACCACTTTGAGTACCTGTTGTGTCAAAGTAGTTTGCGCTTGTAGTAACTGTAATACCAGTACCAGTAGTTGCTGCTGGATCTAGTGTTACACCAGCGCTTTGAAATGAATAGTAAGGCTGATAGATTCGACCGCCGCCAGCCTGTAACTGAAAGTCAAACTCCTCAACCTGAAAGCTGTTTAGGCCAGTACGAATAAGCTGTTGGCACATGAAAGTATTGTGCGCCAAGAACATAATATCACCGCCTTGAGCGTATGTAATCTCATGGATATATGCTTCATCCCAAGGAAGCGCATCACCATTTACATCGGTTGTCAGGGTTGTCACCAATGTCAGGGTGCCATCAGTCGGACTAATAAAGAATATCTCACATGCCTGATGTGAAAGCGCTATGATATATTGTTCATCATCAGAGAAGATAAATGGAATAATACGAACCTGTTGACGAATGTTTGTATCTTCAGAAAGCCCTGCAAACTTATGAATAGCTTGGAACCCGCCACGCTTAGATACACCACCCTCACTGCGAATAAAGAAGTTCTTAACGCTCTGAGCAGACGAGTTGTATATAGCAGAATCCGTCCTTGAAACCAAAGACGGACTAATCTCACCATACTGGAAGTTTGTTAAAGGTATTCTAGCTTTCTGCATTAGCTACGCCTATTCGTAATAAACCTCGAAGTAACAAGTTTTCTTGTTGTTTGTTGCTGCCCATCAATCGATCTAGCTTTAGCAAGTAAGCGATCATATTGATTAGCCATCATTACAGAAAGAGATTGGTCACGCGCCAATGCAGTCGCAAACACAACAGCCATTGCATACTCAACGCAGACAGAAAAATAAGAAGGCCAGTCATTTTCCTCAGATCGATATGTGTAATCTACAACCAATTGATCCTGTGGAGATGCATCGCAAAAGATCTTGTTACCATAGATTGTGTATTCAATCTGAAAATCATTAACAGTAACAGCGTGAACAAATAACTGACCAGTAGGTAACTGATACGCAGAATCAAAACGACCAGTAGGTTCGTCGCTTAATCTGTTAAGAACTGCTTGGTTTGTAGCAAAACGCCACCGAGTAGATACTAGGTTCGATCTAGCAATATCCTCATACATATTACCAGCAATCAAAGCCTCAGATGTATCATCCTCAAAAGAAGTAATAGGCTCTGCACCAATCAAGATCAGAGCGCGACTACAAATGTCGATTGCACTATTTGCGGGTGTACTAAGAGCCATGTGAAAGTATGGGGGCCGTAGCCCCCACCCCTATTAGTTGTTGTCTAGAACTTCGTAGATGCCGTTGTCGTCGATAGCAACCGACCCCATTGACATCATTGATGTTGCTAGGTGCGCAACTTTCTGCGGTACATAGTTCACCTCTGTCTGTACGTCAGAGTTGATACCGATACCAACAGCAGTTGTGTGATAAGCAAAGTTCTTACCACCAGCTACAGCAGACGTTGAGAAGATCTTGAAGCCCAAGAACTCTTTCATTGTCATGCCGCCAGCAAACGGTAGGTTTTGTGGGCCTACATAGTCTGATGATGCAAACTCGTTGATGTTGAACAAGTCAGCAAAACCCGCTGGAGACATTGCTAGGTAGCGCTGTCCATCTTCTGGAATGTCAGCAGAACCAAATGTTTCAAACAATGTTAGCAAGTCTGATTTGCCCAATGCGCCAGATGTATCTGCGATTTGAGTAGCATTTGCACCTGCGTCCATTGCTGCAACGATCAATGCGTCTGTCTGACGGCCTAGAGCCGCAGCTGCAGATTGAGCGACAGCTTGACGTTCATTGATGTTGATTTTCAATTCGTCAAGTTTGTCGATGTACTCCGCTGCATAGTAGTCAGCCATTGTCGCTTCGACATTGGTGTGTGCTAGTTCCATAGTTGTTACGTCACCATTGCGTGTCTTTGTAGACGCAGCACCAGTGCCGATTTTTTGGAAACGTGCAGTTGAGCCAGTCACATTCGTTGAGCGAATAGTGTTCCGTAGCTTGGAACCCATACGCTGATAAGCCATGTGAACTTCAGTCTCAAACTGCTTGATGAAGGCTTGGTCAATTGTATTAGCCATTATAACAGTCCTAAGTTGAGTTTCGGTTTGCTACGGGTATCCGCACTTCCATCTCAATTCGGGTATCCTGTTAAGGGCCGATCAATGCGTTACGGGCCGCGATGTCAAATTGTAAACATTACTTTTATTTGGATTGCAACGCACAAATTCGACATACTTGTTAAATCCGTTCTCAGACACGCCCACTGCCTCGAACCCCAACCAAGCCGCCCAATCAATCATAAACTCATAATCTGCAAGGATAGTCATGCTCATACCATGCTGCGTTTGGTCAAAGAAACTAACCAACATCTTAGATCCACGCGCTAGTAACTTGAAGTTTTCTCTTACTTTGTAAGAGAACATAGCAAACATTTGAGGCCATTCCTCGTTTGCTTCATGCCAAAGACCACCAGCAAACACTAGATCCTTGTCTTTATTGCGAACAATATAGACCTCAGACGACTCGTACATATCTCGCAACGCAAAGATTATGTCAGCATAACCAAGTAGTTTTAGCTCTCGTTTGTTTTCTTGGGAAAGAACTTCTGCCAACTCAGCAATGTGATGTTCTTTCATCGGGGTAAGGTAAGCCTCACCCCGAGTCATTATCTTAACTTCGTCCTGAATATAGTTTCTGGAAGCCATCGTTTACCTCTTTGATGTAGTCATTATTGCGACGAGCGGGATGCCAGTAGCGTTCATCCTCCATCATTGCGCGTAAACTTTCCTCTGTAATCTGACCAACAGGATTCGAGTCAGCATTAACAGAAGGTGACTTTAGTTTTTCCATAATAAATTCAAGAGCTTCCAAGCCATCAGCAGTCTCGGTCAATCGTTCAATTGCTGGCATATGTTGCTCTCCAAAAAACTGATTGGAAAACAAAGCAGCAGCTTCAATACGCGCAGAAGCATTATCACCCAGCTTTTGTAACTCAGCGTCCATGTCAGGAGCATCTGCATTTACAGCTTGCATATACATTTCAAGTCCCTTCTGGAACTCGTCTTGACTGTATCCATTTTCAAAAGAATGTTCAGACCACCATTGTAGAAGTTCATTATCTACAGACATGTCTTCATCTACAAACTCAGGAAGTTGATAGTCACCAGCAGATTCAGGACGATCCTTAAATGCTTCGCTTTGAATTTCTTCCATAAACTTAGCACGGAAGTCTTCTTCTTTAGATCCTAGTTTAGATTCTAGCTCTTTGTATGCTTTGGCTAGATCTTCGCCACTCTTATATTTTTCAGGCAACCACTCAGGGCGATCTTGCGTTGGCTGCTCAAGATCCTCGGCAACAACAAAGTCGCGTTCTTCTGCGGGTGGCAGACCTTCATTTACTGGTGCTTCAGCTTGTACTTCTTCTTCAGCCATCTTTCTTTATCCTATGTCCTCTTTGCACATGACGTTCTATCAGTCCGACAAGATAGCGCTGCCCTTCAAGGTGGCGCAATTCATCAGTCGAGATGTTGGGGCCACTCACCATCTCAATAGTAACGCTTCGCAAATATTTTAGAATTTCTTTCCCAGTAGGCTCTGAGAATACAGAAGCAATATTAAGGCTGATTTTGTTTTCGTCAGCCTTAGATCTTGTTACTCCGTCTAAACCAATATGGTTATTCTGCGGCAATCTGTGGTCCTGTGACTTGTTCCTGTTGTTGCATCTGAGCCATTTGCTGCATCATTGCAACTATCTGTCTACGCTCATCTGCGTCACGAATCAACCCATCAGGTACACCAAATTTCTTTGCAAGGTGAATTGCTGTTTCTTCTGAGTTAATTAGCATGTTGGTCATGTCAGGGCCAAAGTATGCATTTACCATTTCTAGGAACCTAGATACCGCAGTAATGTCTTGGTTTGACTGCGCTTGTGCAAGTGGTGAAACAGAACGGATCTTAACCTCACGACCATTTACAGTCGGTAGCTCAATGCGGCCTTGCTTCTTTAAGATGTGAATAACACGTTGCAATACTGGTTGAACAAGCTCTGCTTGCAAACGACCAAACGCGGATCCAATGCGGCGAGATAGATCAGCCATACGCTCTGCAACCTCTGTGGCTGATGCTGGCGTTTTATCTGGATTGCCTAGCATATCATTGTATAGCGCACGTTTAATGTTCAAACGCATATCACCAAGAACCAAATCAGCAACATCGAAGCGGCCCGCTGCCTGTATAGGTTGTAATCCACCAGACTGAGGCGACTTAGGGATGATCGTCCCTGGCACTAGATTAATCGTATCAGGGTTAATGATGCCATCATCGTCCATTTGATAGATTCCAGAGATAGCCATTTGAGCATTTTCAAGGATTAGCTGGATAGTAAGGTTGGTTGTCTTGATAGCAGACAGCGCGTTGATTAGCGGCCCACGACCATAGACTTCACCCGCACACTTAGACCAGCGGAAGCAAACGTATGGATTAGAGCCAACACCAGTAAAGCTATGCTCAACCAAGTACGTTTTAGTAGACATATCTACAACATAGTGAAGGTATGCTTCTTGATTGCGCTTTGAGTAATCCTTACAAACCACTTCAAGGACAGTACACTTACCCTCTGGATCTCGACTGATACGCTGAGAAACCTTCTCATCAAATGTTCCATCAGGATAAAGATAAGGCAGATCAGAATTGCGGATGCCTTTGCGCTCACGGAAGACATGATCGATCTTATCATCAGGGCCAGTATCTAAAACCACATGAGGTAATGGCACTGCTGAGAAGATAACAGGATTTAAGGCATCGCCTTCCTCAACGCAGAGAACGCCTGTACCGACAGCCAAGTCCATAAAGGATTCGTGAACCTCTTGGGCAAAGTTAGAGTTTTGAAGAATCTCAAAAACATATTCAGTAACTTCATCAAGATCATTGTTTACAATATCTTGCTCTGCCGCAGGGATCTCAGAACCAGCAGTAAGGTCTGCCCATCTTGCAAAGTTTGGAACCAAACCAGACTGCAAGCGAGATGCAAACTCTTGAACTCCAACCACCGCAGTCTCGTCAAAGATCTTATCATCTCGACGCTGGCCAGCAGTTTCGTAGTAAAAAGATTCACGCTGTGGAAGCGCGTACTCATAACATTCCTCAAACAGATCTACAAAGTTTTGCCGATGTGCTTTAGCTTTTTCGTAGCGCTCAAGATATTTTTTTGGATCATGCATTATAGATACCTACTGTAGAAACCAATACCACCAGTAGATCCAGTAAGTAATGATCTGCGACCTGCGCCTCTGCGTTTACCTGTTGATGGAGTAATTAGTGAAGAAGATGCCATTGCACCAAGATCTCGTTCATTGCCAGTAAGGACTTTTTTTCCAGATCCATATTCTTGTGTTCTTTCAAGTCTCTTACGAAGCAAAGATTGCTTTGAACGTGCGCGTTCAATTCGTTTTTGACGAAGTTCTTCCGCAGCTAAACGCTCTTGTTCTTCTGCCGCTTTATCAGGCTCTTTTACTACAGTTGCAGGTGTTACACTTGTAGTTCCAGTTGGAGGCTCTGGGGGAGCTGGAGGCGTAACAACAGGGGTTTTTGGTTCCTCCACTTTTGGCGGGGGAGCTGGCGCAGATTTTTTCTTCTTAAAACACATCGGATTACTCCTTCTTTGCTATTGCAAAGCATAGAAAATAAAAAAGTTCAACGCACAAGTGACCAAACACTTGGCTTGTTGTTTCCCTTCTTAGGTTTACGATTAAACACATCGAAGTCTTTTTTAGCGTATGCAATCTGCGATGGTTTCTGATTTGACATTAGAGCGCGGCCCTCACCAGCGCCTAGAAGTAAATACTGTAACGCATCGTGAATATGCGAGTACATGTTCTTGTCTGGCTTATCTGCGTACCTTTCGCCACTTACTTCCATGCGCTTGTAGGAGTACCCACCTTCAAAGCCCTTGATTAGTTGCTGGCAGCGACGATCAACTAAAAACGCAGGTTTACCTTCAACCATTTTGTTAAGCTGTTGCGAAACTGACTCCAAGCGGAGATCCACCGAATTACTCGGAGCGGGGAATGCGCGAAGACCAGCACCTCTAAGTATGTGGAAAGGGGTAGATTCGTCCGTCTGCGCCCTAAAATCACCCGCTGGATCCCCATATATGTAGACCTCGGAAGCTGTAGCAAATCGCGTAGCAATCTCATTTCGTAGAACCTCTGCAAATCTAACTATGCCCATATCAAATGCGACGATCTCAGATTGAATCAACCATCTATTTCTAACCTTTTGGCCTAGAACCGCAGCAGGTGTAAGGCCAAAGTCTATACCAATGTACAGTGGAAGGTTGGCAGCAACAGGTATTTCTTCTTTAGCAACGTGCGTTTCAGTAACAAACATAGGATAAACAGGCTTTCCGTCTTGTATGGATCCAAGTTTATTCATCACATAAACGTCAATCCAGCTTTTGGTTTTGCCTCGAATAAGATTGGGATAATAGTTCTGCATCATGTTCTTACGGTTTTCAGCCGCATCACTAGGAACATAATCGTCTATCTCACCGTCTTCATTCAATACTTCTTTCATTCCTGCGGGTTGCGTAAAGAACTGCCAGTTGTCAGGCTTGACTAACATCTTAGCTTGTTCACGCGGTATATGATCTGGTACTGGAACCTCGCCAGACATAATAGGCCACCAGTGATCTTCTTCTGGTGCGTTGGTATCTGCAATAACGCCTGTCCAGCTAGGCCCACCTTCACGCATAGAAGGAAAACGACCAACACGCATTGTACACGCATCGATGATAGACTTGGGAATCTCCCTTGCCTCGTTAATCCAAATGCCAGTTAGTTCGAGTGATAGAAGTTTCTTAACATCTTCAGGTCGATCTAATGCTAAGAAGATGACCTCAAGATCCAAGTCACCCTTCTTAATGTGGTGGGTATACGGCACTGACCAAGTAAACCTGCCCCATTCATTCTCAGGAAACCAATCTAACCAAGTCTTGATTGTTGTGGTACGCAACTGCGGATTCGTATTTCGGATGATAGCCCACCGACTACGGCGAATACCGTCTGCATTCTTCTTTTGACCCAAGGCGCGGCGAAACACTTCTACGCAGCAGCCAACAGATTTACCAGATCCAACAGGGCCACGGATCCCACGAAAGAACGTATCGTCCTTCATAAAGTCTTTTAGAACCTGACCATCAGGTTTGTACTTAAAGGTTGCCAACTTTGTGATCCACTGCAAACTTTAACATGCGTTCGATAACTTCTGGGCCGATAACATCAATGATCTTGTCAGCTTCGTAGTTAGTCTGGAAGTCCTTGGGGTGGTGTTGCATGTGTACTTTCTTCACCACCCTGCGGAGCAAGTCTCGCTCATGCTTAGAAAGGGTCTGAGTAAAGCTCATTCGTCTTCGATCTCAATTCTTTTTGGCGCAGTTGCCTTTTTCTTTTTAGGCTTCGGCTTAGAATAAGCCTCATTAACATCAGGAGTGGAAGGGTCGTCTGCCTTTAATCGTCCCATGGAGCTGCGAGAACGTGTTGGTTCTGGCCCTTCCACCAAGCGGCGCGAGTCGGGAGTCCTCGTTTTGCCGCTATATGTCGTACCAGCAAGAACATGAGTCTCGCCAGTATAGAGTTCGCCACTAGTTAAATACCAAGCCATTACTTTGTTGGCCTCATAGCTTTAGAAATTTTAGCGCCATAGCCGCGCTTGTTCATATTAGTTAGCGCTTTATTAACCGCGCCACTCTTTAGTGGCCCGCCACCTGCTTGACCGTTCATAGCTTTCTGAGCCGCAGCCGCTACGCTTGCCCCCAGATTCGCCGCTACATTTAATAAAGACATAGTAACCTCCTACGTTCTGTACTGTCTTACTTTCCGAGCAATCGTTTTCGGTTGAGCCACAAACTGCTTACCCTTTGCCTTGCCCTCTCGTTTAGCTCTGGTTGTAGCTGCATATTCAGAAGAACTAAGAGCAGCAATAGCCTTGCTAGGAAGGTAGCGTTCACCAGTTTCACTAGACTTCTTGCCAGACTTGGTGCGCCATTTCTGCTTACCCCAGTTAAGAAGCGACTTTTGACTTGCTTTCATCTGCTTCCCTCTGCTTCTTTAGTACAGCATTTAACGTACCGCGATCTTCATAGTTCATTTGTAACCACCACCACGTTTCTTGTATTCCTTCGCAAGCAACTGAGCCTTACGCGCTGACCACTGACCAGCCTTGGTTCCATGCGTAGCGCGATTCTTTATAGCTTGGAACAAACTCTTGCGCATCTTTGGCTTGGTGTAATTACCAGCGGCATTAACCGTACTCATGATTGCTTATGCCTCCGTGCAAAGTTACGCGCAGCTTCTACACTGCCAAAGCCCCAAGCCTTTAATGCCAGGGCTTTTCTCGTAGGCCGACCCTTGTCATCTTTCATCGGCCCCTTCATACCAGCAAACCGAGCAGCAAAAGAAACACGACGAGGATTAGTCCCACTCTTAACAGGAGCCTTGAGGTTAGCACCTTCAGTCCGTTTAAAATACGCACGACCCGCTGCATTTAATCCACCTTTCGGATTCTGATACTTCTTCGCTGGCATTTACGGCTCCTGATCTTTCTTAACCTTCTGCGCCATCTTGTCTTGGCGCAACATGTTGGCTTCGATCTTCTTCGCCTTTCTAAGAAGGGAGTTACGTTGAGAGGATGTTACAAGCTGACCATCATCCTTGCCAAGCATTTCCTTCACCACACGACGAAACTGCGACAGCTTAGAATAATCCTTCGGCATACGCTCTAACTTAGCGTCCATCATTTCATAACGAGCCTTCATTAAGCTGGCAGGGCTTTGACCTTTAGGCATTACTTGTCTCCACTCATTGCGCCGAATACAACAGAGCCACCTTCAAGAACCTTGGCACCTTTGTACTGTTCAGCTTCTTTAATCAAAGACTGTAGGCGTTTCTTCTTATCCATAAGAGAAGACTTGGATTCTTTGCCTTGCAAAGCTCGAACACCACGACGCAGCGCGGTCACAACATTCTTGAACGGCTCGCCACTACTACGGTCGCCTACCTTCGCATATTCATAGTTAGGTATTGTTGATAGCTCCTTGTTTACTTTCTTCAACAAAGAAGCTGCTCTGCTACTTGATCCTTTGGGCATGACGTACCTTTCACCAAAAAAATTCTATCCAAACCTTTGCGAGCCTTTTTACGCTATAATACGAGTGAGGGACTACTGACAATCACGCTATTGCAGTTTTTTGACCCCACCCCCTGCTAGGACAAGTCAATTGTTACTTGTATATCCCCCGCGATTTGCACTTGCGAACGGTCTATAGGCTTGAACCCAGCCCGATCTAACAGATCCTTGGAAGCTTCCAGCTGCACATACTCGCTCTTAGCACCACTGGAAAGCTCCGCTACTCTACCGAGCGCTCTGACAGCGTGAATCCCAAATGCATCTGCTGTTGCTTGCATGAGATACTGTTGCACATGCGGAGTTTTCATAGCTTTGTATGCAGAGGCTCGTCCGCTGTTCCCCGCTGCGTACCCAGCCTCTTGTGCAGCTTGTGCTACATTGCCTCCGTTTGCTACAAACGCATCCACTAGCGCTCGTTGCCTTTCTGTTAGATCACGCTTTACAATACTGCTCATATCTTCCTCTTAATTGCTTGCACAGTCTGCGTTTTGCATCCTATCATCAACCCCCCTCTCCCTCTCTCCCCCCATTCATAGCATCGTCTGTAACACCCTTGTCAACGCACAAAACGCATTCGTGCAGTCTGTCACGCTACAAGTGCTGCATACTATAAAGGTGATTCAGAACTACAAGTTTCAGTTCTGCCTCGCTTCGGTTTACTGTCTCAGTCAGTACGCTCGTCGGCACCTCGTTACAGCTGCGGCCACCTCGCACGTCTTTGTTCATTGCATCGGGCCAAAGACCATTCGCAAGCAGTTTCCTCTTGCTGTTCATAGCTGTGTGATTGTGGCTGCTGGCAGTGTGTAGTTCGACCTTCTCCTTGTGGGGAAACAACTTGCGAATAGCAACCTGATCTGGGGATCAGGCTTTGGCTCCGTGCATGAAGTCGTCGTTGCGAGGGTGGTCCTCGCACGTAACAAGGAGCCTAGAGCTATGACTAAGAAAGTACCTACACTCGTTGAACTAAAACTTGCAGTTCTAAATCATTTTCAATCTACACAAGACGTGTTGCCTAACGAGCAATTCATCGCAGGTATTGCACGTGACGAATGTTACACATCGCACAACTCGCTGAACTACAAGAAGAAGCAAATGGCGGACAAGTTAGCTGACTATGAGACAGCAGTCGAAGAAGGCAAGGACATCCGAGCCGATGCGATCATACGACTAGTTGAAAACATGGAAGTCGAACTAACGTTGTTAGACGAACGTCATCAAGCAGATCTATCGGTGTACGAGCAGGTCACTGGCACACAGTGGGAGCCGATGGCTAAGAAGCGTCGCCCAGCCAAGCTATCAGATGATCGCATGAAAGCACTCAGAGCAAAGGTGGCGTAAGCCACCCCCGCAAGGGGCAGCACCGTCTGCCCTTTCTTGCACCCTCTCGCCCGGGGGGGATCACGATTCGTGTAGGCTTGTGCGCTGCGGATCTAACTTACAACCATGGAGTAAACGAATGAACTTTTCTGACAGCCAACTCATCTCAGCTATGCGCTCAATCATCGCTGAAGAAGTAGACAATCGCATCAAAGCAATCGAAGAAAATGAATTTAATGTTTGGGATCACAGATCCGACATCGAAGACATGATCTGCGATTACCTCAACTCAAATGTAACAATAACACTGGAGACATAACAATGGATGTAAGATTGCACGAAGTACAATCAGTCTGGGAAGAAATAGACTATCATGGTGAAAGCCATACGTTTGTTACTCGTAAGCTCAGAATAATAGACAAAGATGGGAAGGAATATTCCCTCACTTTATTCAGCGATAGTGTTGATAATTTAATGACAACTAAAACAAGGATAGAACGCCATGCTTAAACCTATCGGATTGTTTCACACACCCAAAGATTGGGATGAACTGATGGCATGGATCCATCAGCACAACAACGAAGACAAAGCGCATCTAACTACGGCTGCTGCTATGGCTTGGAACTTAGCTGCAAAGGAAGCAACCAATGAAGACACCTAGTTTTACACGCCGTGATTTTGTGTTCATCGCAGATCACATTGCACCAATGATGCATTGGCCTACACATATCAATGAGCTTGCGGATAAACTGCAAGCTACGAATCCTAGATTTAATCGTGAAAGATTTATTGAACGTGCAACCAAAGCATGGGAAGCTAACTATCAGGCACACATGGGAGACATTGACGATGAAGTACCTTACTGAAACAATCCATTGTCCAGAATGCCTGGGCGATGGCACTCTAACATTCGAGCGACCTGAACCTTGGATCAATCGTGACCTGCCACCAAGTCTTGAAGAATACCAAGACACATGTTGGAACTGCGGTGGCAGCGGTGAAGTTGAAGCTCTTGAGTTTGATGAACCAGATCCTGACGATGGGCAACCATCTATGTATGAGGAATATCAGGATCTATATGGAGGCGACGACCCAATTCAATCGGAGGCAATCTAATGGGCTATACACATCAAGGAATCGGCTACCAATCTACTGACACCAGTAAGTTTGCAGCCAAGTCAAACACTGAACTAAAGATCTCAATACGCGATCAGGTATTAAAGCTACTGACTGAAACTAACGTTGCAATGTCAGCCGAAGCAGTGTCCGAAGCATTGGGCCGACCGCAAGTATCAGTTCAGCCACGACTAACTGAATTGAAAAACGCTGGCTTGATCGAAGACAGTGGTAACAGACGGCAAACTAAGTGGGGCAAGCCGTCAATCATGTGGCAAATTAAGACTGACGGTTGACATAAAAGCTGCGT